TATATGTATTCTATAGGTTGTATGTTATGCTGTTTGTAATGGTTGCCATCAACTTGGTTATTGGTGGCAAGTCTATCTATTGATTGATCCCATTCTTCATTAATAATTTTTTTCATTTTTTCTCCACTTTTAGTAATATTATGCTATATTAACACTTATATATAAAAAAAGGGAAAATTATGGAAATATTTGAATCTGATGACAAAATTAATTTTGACATTTCCAAGACTATAGACGCAAACGAATTAGCTGAACGCTGGGGAGTTACAAAAAAATCTATAGACAATAGACGACAC